TTTCCTCAATCTGTCAATGGGGTTAGCCCCCCCTATTTCTCCTGACGTTATTGTGCGGGGCGAGAGGTTGTATTTATTGTTTAAAAAAAATAATCCCCCTATATAATAAAAAAGGTGTTAGACGTTGTTACGCGGTTTGTTCCATTGGTGGCGGGGTTGATGTATGCGTTTGTTGGAGCGGCGTATATTATGAAGAAGGATTATGGTTGGGGCGTGATCTGGATATCTTATGCTACGGCGAATTTTGGTTTAATGGTGGTAGGCAACCAGTGAAACTAGTGTAATAGAAACAAATGAGTCTAAGGTATAGCGAGTTTCCTGTATATATTGGGTTGGCGGGGGGTGCGGCTCCTAATGAGGAGAATCAATATGTCCCAGCCACAAAAACAGATGTAAGTTACAATACATCTCACAGCCCCAAAAGAAAGCTTGGGAGCACAATTGCGTCTGACGACCAATTTGGGTTTGGGGGCGCGTTGACTGCTGATATTTCCGTTGATTGTATAATCCAAACGGGGCTGGCAGGGGGATTTGACTTTTTAGCGGACGCCAACCAAGATGATTATGTTACTATAAGAATAGGGCATAATCAATTCAACAAGTGCTATGCGACAGCTGTATCTGTGAACGTGGAACCATTTATCCCTGTTTCTTTATCTGCTAAATTTGTTTCATTAGATCCTCCTACAGAAGTGCAGATTTCGGGTGATCCGACTCCTTACCGTGGTGGCGAGATTCCTATTTCGAGTAACGATATAGTTTATGGGCATACGGTTATAGTTGGCGATGGCCCAAACATCTTGAATGATGTCCAATCTAGTATAAGTTTTAACAGGACATACTCCAGAACCCCGATTTACCAACTTGGGTCCATCAACGCAGACACGATGCTCTTAGATGGTGTTGAAGAGGAACTGTCGGTTAGTTCTACTGGTGTTGAAAGTCTGATTGGGTTAAGCGGAGATAAGTTGGTGGGAACCCTTGGTGTTTATATGTGTGGGGTGGGTATAGGTAGCGCCCACGCTGCGATACCAGACTTAATTGAATTCTCCGCAGGAGCGCGAGTTTTAGCTGAGACATACGGGGCAGTAGGTGGGGACTGCGTTTCTACCCAAGCAACAATAAAACAGGTTAAACTGTAGTTTACGTGTAAATATCTCTGATGGCACGTAAAGAGTTGTCTAATATTGAGTTAACGCCGCATTTTCATCACTCCATTAAATTTAAAGAAAGAAAGTTTAAATTTACGCCGAAACAAAGGAAATTCCTTAGCACCCTTTTAAATTCTTCAGTTAAGGTGTTTTTTGTTTCGGGTCCAGCGGGGTCGAGTAAAACATACATGTCTCTCTATGGGTGTCTAAGACTTTTGGCAGAAGACAACACTAAGGAGTTGTTATATGTGAGAAGTATCGCAGAAAGCGCGGACAAAGGGTTGGGAAGTCTTCCAGGGGATATAACGGATAAGTTTGATCCTTTTTCGATGCCTTTGTATGATAAGTTGAGCGAAATAGTTTTCGAGGGCGATACCGCCTTTCTTAAACAGCAAGGGCGCATTTCAGCTATCCCAATAAACTTTCTTCGCGGAGCGAACTGGAGCAATAAGCTAATTGTAGCAGACGAAGCTCAAAACTTTACCTTTAAAGAATTGACTACGTTAATCACTCGTATCGGAGAGGACAGCAAGTTAATTATCTGCGGAGACTTCATGCAAAGCGATATTAATGGGAAAACGGGGTTTGGGGAGATGTTTGATTTATTTGGGTGTGAAGACTCTGCGGAGAACGGAATTCATTCTTTTAAGTTCACTCGCAGCGACATCGTTCGTAGTAAAATTTTAAAATTTATCATTTCTAAATTAGAAACATACAAACCTGTGTAATATCATATGTATATAACCAAGAGCAAACGTCAACGCGACAGCGGCGAACAGCTTCTATACTCACAGGACTAGGATCTTGTTTATTTTTGAAAAACCCCAATTTTTATATATAAATAATAATGAGCCATATATTTTGTCATAGCTGCGGAGGTAAACTTTCTTATAGCCATGCGAAACCAAATTTTTGTGGAAAGTGTGGACAACAACTAAACATGAGTGTCACAACTAATGTAGCTGCGGGAGAGTCTACGGTTGAAAAGTCAGTAATGTTATCAGAGGACGAGACGGATGCGACATCTGTCCCTCATATTGCTGATTTCCAAGTTGAATATAGCACGGAACAAAATTCCGTCACTTTAGGTTCATTAATTGGGGAGCAAGCTCCCTCCGATTACACAAAGAGTAAAAGGGCTCGCTCAATTAATGAATTTATTGATGAAAAGAAAAAAGAAAGGTGAATACACCTACGAAGATTTTTCGGACATCATAGATTCCGCTATTGATAGGCAGAGGTATAAGTGGAGACTGAATGCTGTTAAGTGGTTCGACTTCGAAGACGTAGCTCAGATAATAAAATTACACATATCCAAAAAATGGCATATGTGGGATCAGGAGCGTCCGCTTGAACCGTGGATAGGGCGCATCATCTCTAACCAGATGCGGAACCTGATTAGAAACCATTACGGGAACTATGTAAAACCTTGTAATAGTTGTCAATTTGCTTTGGGGGAAACGTGTTCTGTAACCCCGACAAATAGGCAAGACTCAACATGTAGCCTTTATAGAAAGTGGGAGAAGTCCAAAAAATCAGGGCTAGAACTCAAAACACCTTTATCCACCGAAGACTTCCCGAAAGAGGTGCAAGGGAGACCTTATGAAGATTTTGATTTCGGATCTTCTTTAAAAAAACTCAATGTCCATATGGAGATTAAGTTGAGCGGGACTCACTTCGTTGCTTACCGTATGTTGTATTTTGAAGACAAGACGGAGGAGGATGTTGCTCGTTTTATGGGATATAAGATATCACCTCAAAAAAGCAAGCTGGGATACCGCCAAGTTAAGAACCTCAAGAAAAAGTTTCTAGAGATAGCCTTAGAAATCTTAAAAGACCAAGATATTATAGGAAATGGAGCTGAGTGAAGAACAGCAGAGTTTTTTGCGGGACAATGCCACTCAGATTCCCGATCTGATTGATTTAACGCGGCAATGTTTCGATAGGAAGGATTTAGATGGTCGCTATAAGGAGGGGAGGGCTGTTAGGAAGTTTTTGGCAGACAACGCTATAGAATACCAGACGACAAACCGACCACCTGCCGAAGCTATAGAGTTCACCCCAGAGCAAGTAGAGTTTATACTCGACCAAGCTAAGGACGGTTTATCTTCCTTGCATATCGCCCGAATCGTTTTCCCTGATCGACAGGTGAGACCACTAAGTGCGGAACAGCGAGCGGTGCTTGCGGAAATCCGAAATGTCAATCCTGACATTATGCCTTCTCAAGATAGCGGGGCGTTGAATACATACATTCCACCGAAGGCTACCTCCCGAATCATCAAGAAAATCAATGATGCCACTGGCATCGGGTTGGAAGAATCCAAAATCAACAGACAGAAGCAAATTTGTGTCGAGAGACTTATGGTTAATCTGTCAAATTCAAGATTTCTTAAAATCATTAACAATTACCTTGGTGAAGAGGACAGAGTATTGTTTGAGCATGAGTTTATACGCTTAACGTGGGACAAGCCTGATCTGACGGCTGATGAGATTAATTTATATTTAAATGTGTGCAAGGAGGTAATTAATCTGGAGGTGGTGAGTGCTCACCTTAACAAATTGAACGATATGTTTGATGTGGCAGACGAACAGGCGGAAATGTCTATGCGTCTTGCGGAAATCATCAAAGCAAAGAGTTCGGAGTATCACCAATGCGAAACTCGCATCGAAAACCTCACGAAGAAGCTCCAAGGTGACCGTGGAGAGAGAATGAAGAAAATGCAAAAAGAAAACGCTTCGTTTCTCTCTATTGTTCAACTTTTCCAAGAGGAAGAGGAAAGAAAGACGATGGTGCGAATAGCAGAGATGCAAAAAGAGGTAGTAAAGGAAGAAGCCGAAAGATTAGAGGGAATGGCAGAGTGGAAAGCTAGAGTTTTAGGAATTGGTCAACAAGATGTCTTATGATTGTAAAGAGTGTGGGGATTCATTTGATTCTTTAAGGAGTCTACACGCACACATAAAGAAACATGGTAAATACCTTGGAGATTACTATGTAGAGAATTATGCCCGAAAAGACAAGCTCACAGGAGAGCTTATCCCGTTTAAGAAATACAAGCAGTATTTCGATAGTGAATTCATCAACAAACGGAACATGAGGAAATGGTGCTCTACAGCACCCGTTGATGAGGCAAAAGAATTTATTACAAAAAACTTAAAAGAAAAAATAGAAGCCAAGGGGCTATCGGGTGGTCCCCCCGCCCTGTATCTACAAACATCCAAGTTGCCCGATCTGGAGATATGTAAAGACGTTTTCGGTAGCTACAGCGAAGCTTGCCAGCAATTTGACATGTTGCCTATGCTAGGCAAGCAGCTACCAAATGAATTTGAAAAAGATTACTCAGACACTCTTGTTCTTATAGATACGAGAGAGCAAAAGCCGCTTCATTTTAGTAACTCTGAATGTCTTAAGCTGGATGTGGGAGATTACGCAGTTGGAGGAGATTTATATGACTATACATTCGTGGATAGGAAATCATACCAGGACTTCTGTGCGACTGTAACAAATGGTTATAATAGATTTGTAAAAGAA